ACGTGTGGTCGAGCGATACCGTCCGGATCATTAAATGGTTCGGGCAGATCAACATCTACATGAAACTCCAGCAAGGTCCGGCGGTCGTCATCTTCCATTGAGTAATCAGACTCACCATCCAGCTCATCGTATTTCTCTTGGATATCTGAAAACTCTGGCTCTGGTGCCGGTAATTCGACATCGCGATAAAAACCATTGACCTGAAGCTTGAGCACTTCGTTTTCTGTTTTCTTCATCACATGCGTATATCTTTCACATGTTGATAAATCACTGGCACCATAACTGACAACCAGATGCTCCGCAGGAACGAATACAGCCGCAGGTCTTTCAAGCATAGGGTCGTAATAAACTTTACGAAACGCGGATCCGGCTAAAGGAAGTTGGAACAAAAGCTGTTCTGTCTCCTCGCGATACTCGGTCATGTTTTCTGTGAGCTGATAGTTCATTTCATTTTCAATGCGCTCAGCTTGCTGGGCAACTTGACTTGTATCAGTTCCGACTACTTGTGTGCGGACGGGTCCGGAAGCGGGAAATATCTCCATAATGGCTTGCGCTTGGAACCGAACAATCGCTTCGGTCAATACAGGGTGGAATACTCCACTTGCGCCGGGCCATGGTTGGTCACGCTCTTCGATCTTCATACCAAGTAGATCAAGTCCCTTGACATAGGCTTGAGCCCATTCTTTTCTGGAGTCTCGGTCGCCCATAAACTGATCTATCAGCTCGTCACCCAAAACATCAAGCTCTTGTTCGTCCATGAAGTCTGCGAGATTTGATTCGTGGTCCGGGCCAAGAATATCTTCTTGCATTTCGGGGTCGAGAATAATCGAAAGTGATCCATCATCTTCTTCGATGGTGACTGCGTCTGGGTTGATAATCTCAATCGAAACTTCTGAGTCTTGCTCTTCCTCTGGCGCTTCGACCTCCATAGTCTTCGCGATGTCCATTGGATCCATTTGCTTGTCAATTGCCATCAGTAATACTCAACCCGTCGTTTGTATGTTGGTTCATCGTCCCAGTCATCCATCGTGCTTCGAATCCATCCACCTTGTCTGAATCTTAGCAATGCTTGAGACACTGAGTCTACATAGTCGTCATGTTCGCCAGCAGGGAATGCGGCGCATTCTTCGATTACTTCATCAGCCCACCGAGTAGGCGGCGTCCAGACCACTCCGGACGCAAATAAATCCGTCACTGCGTTGACGCGGGCGATTTTATCTTGCCCTCTGGAAGGGGTGAATTCTGTAACCGGGATTCCCATGGACCGCAGTTCAAAAATCAAAGGCGCACCGGACGCTTTCTTTTCCACGACCAATTGATCCGGCTCCCATTGCCAGTAATGATCATACGCAACGCGCTTCAGCTCAGGGAATTCGTATTTATCCTTGAACCCATCCAATAATATCAGATTCGGGACATCCTTACCTGAGTCATCTGGGTGAAAGAACACGCCCCATGTAGTGCATGCTGAGTAATCCGATCGCTGTGTTTTCAAAAACGCGGTATCCCAACTTTGGATGATCGCTTCGCACGGTGGCGGCGCATCTCTTTCCCACTCGCGCCACCATTCGCGCTTGATGAGTGCCCCTTCTTCGCTTGTTGGGTCTTGTTGGTACTGTGCTTGCCACTTCGAGACCGGCAATTCGGCCTTGAGCGCCTCCAATTGCGGCAATGGCCAGAACTCAGGCCACAATGGTTCACCGGATGGCATGATTGCAGGGAACTCAATGACCTCCCATTCATCTGCACCCTCTCTTTGGGTGGCTGATTTGATAATTTGTCCGGTCAAATCACGAACAGACCAGCGTGTCATCACTAAAATAATGGCGCCACCGGGTTGTAAACGCTGTCTCGGGCCAGATGTGTACCACTCGTAGACTTTGTCGTACACCTCGGGGTTATATGCGCCGATCGCGGCCTCTTGTTCGGAGTGCGGGTCGTCAATGATCAGGATATCGGCACCTTTACCGGTCACCGCACCGCCTACACCAATCGCAAAGTAGTCACCACCGCTGGATGTGGCCCATCGTCCAGCCGCTTTTGAGTCGGCAGACAGAGACATCTTTGGGAAAATCTTCTTGTAGTCTTCGTTATCCGAAAGGTTGCGGACTTTACGACCGAAATTCACCGCAAGTTCTGCGGTGTGTGCTGTTTGGATGATCTTTTTTTCTGGGTACTGGCCCAGAAACCAAGCCGGAAAAAGGTATGAGGCAAACTCAGACTTGGTATGTCGCGGTGGCATGTTAACAATAAGGCGCTTTAGCTCGCCTCTTGCTACGCGCTCAAACGCATCAGCCATAATCTTGTGATGCCTGCCCGCAATAAACGCAGGCCAGACATGTTTAACAAACTCCAAAAAATCGACACGAGCCTTTTCTTGTGTACGCACTATCGACAATTGATTTGCCAGTTCCAGAAGCTCTTTCTGCTCTTCTGGTGGGAGCTGACTGATTTTTGGAATCAGTGCAGAGATATCTCCAAGGTCTTCAATGCTTGTGGCGTTCACGAATCAGATCACTCGACAGCGTTTTCCATGATTTGTTTTTTTGCCAGCTCGAAAGAATACACGATATCTGCCGCGTCACCTGTTGATGAGCACACTGTGAAATCATTATCGCCAGTTCGACCGATCATAATGACTGTTTGCCAGTGAAATTCTTCCATCGCGTTCTTGACCATTTCTTGTGGGTCGAGGTCCACAAATGTCACATCACCCGGGAAGTTTACAATGTTGTCATCGCTCATAAAATTGCCTCATCGGTGTGGCCAAACATTTGTTCGACGATTTCGTCCACGGTATCGTACAGTGTTTCACGGACTTCTTCTTCAGTTGGCTCTTCTTCATCGAAGCTGTCTTCGGTTGCCATCAGTTCAAGACCGTATACACACTTGATTAAGCCGCTCACTGCGTCAATGACTGCGTCATTTGGCGGGTTTTCTGAGGCGACTTCGTATGTGTATTGAGACTTGCCGTTTGAGAATTGGACGTTTAGGTACATGGGTGCTCCTTCGGCTAAGAAAAATCGGGGTCCAGAAGGACCCCTTAAAGCAACAAACTTTGGGAGACAAACCACAGGAGGTTTGGTGATCATGTTGCTGAGTACATGGTATCACAGGATTTCTGCAATTGCAGAATTTTACCGCCTGATCCTTGTTGCCAGAACAAAAAATTTCTGATACCCTTAGCCCTTGTACATTACAGTACAACATTAAGTAACAAGTACATTACAGTACAACATTAAATAACCATGTACATTACAGTACAGGGGGTGTCATGAAAGTAAAAACACGAGTAGTCCTTGAGGAGTGTATTGATACTGGCATAGAGCACGGCCTCAACATGGCACATAAGCACACCGACAACCCAACCGAATTAAACATCAAAAGTTGCATAGAGCTGGCAATCTGGTACGAAATCGATGAACGCTTTGACTTCGGTCCGTACGATGTACCTGAGTCAGTTAAAGACATTGGCTGGAAGTAACTCATGTGGTGCCGAGCAAAATCCACAGATCTGGCCCAGTTAGTTTAACAAAATGTTATTTTGCGGTGTTTAGCTACGCATATTGGACTTTGTATAAACCGAACCGAGCGGGACGATATGCATAGAAATACTGTTGAGTATCTAGAAATAAACCCGAACGGGATGCGCTAGGTTTTATATCTGACTTCTACTCACTGTAACATTTGTGTCGGGTATAAAGCATGAGGGGAGAAGGACACATGAAGGCTAAAATACGAGAAATTCTTGATGAATGTATAGAGACAGGTATTGTGCAGGGATATGCCAAAGCACATAAACATGCTGACAATCCGACTGAACTTAACATTAAAAGTTGGATAGAGCTTTCTATATGGCACGAGATTGACGAGAAGTTTACATTTGAAGATCCATATCGTCAGGCATTGGACAGGATGGTGGCCTTCAATGAAGAGCATGGGCTGTATGAGGATGACGCATGAACGAAAACGGCAGAATACCTGCAAGCGACTACACAGCACACCGTTGTCCAGATTGGGACGGGTTGATGATTGACTGCAATGATGATGAGTATCAGTGCTGTACCTGTCCGCAATACAACGGCAAGCGGGGGTGGGCTGGGCTGACGAAAGAAGAAGTCGATTCTTGGGAACTTCCAGAAAATCCTACTGTGTTTGAGTTTGCTCAATTTGTCGAAGCCAAGCTGAAGGAGAAGAACACATGAGCGGCGATCACGACAAGTATTGCATGAAGGTTGAACTGCTAGGTGATGTCGGTTTGCGTTTCACGCAATCTGAAACGAAAGAGCTGATACAAGCACTTGAAGATGCGGTGTACTTGCTCGATCCGACTGAGGAAGACATGCAGAAGAAGGCGGGCGTGTATCGGGTTGTGACTGCGTTGGAGAAGCT